GCCAGTCGTCAGGCAAAGCATTTTATCAAGATCGTAAAGACTTACGGGATGCCAGACCTGCCCCTGGTTGTGGATGTAGAGGTAGCAGACGGTATGCAGCCCATTGGAGCATCGGCTGTTCTAAAAGCTATGTTAGACCAACTGGAAGCAGAATTTGGAGAGAAGCCCATTATCTACAGTCGTTGGGGCGTATTGCATGGCGAGTATGGCAACCCTGCCTGGCTAGGAACTGATAGCGATACTGGATACAAGTTGTGGTTGGCGCAATATAACAATGTCCTGGATCGCAAGCCTGCCGATATGCGCAATGTCATCATGTGGCAATACACGGATAAATTGAAACTCCCGGGAATCGGTGTAGCCCTGGATGGTAATTATTGGCTACGGTCGGAAGCGGAACTGTGGAAACTTGCTAATTATTATCCCGAAATAGGACATCAGGGAACGACCTCTTCTATAGTTGTCGCAAGTGAAGAAAAACCCGCTGAACCCATCGTATCAGAAGCCTACAAACGCGCCCTGGTTATCTGGAACAAATCGAGAAGCGAGGGCATGAATAGCATTTGGTGGAAGTTGAGGAATTGGAAATGAAATGTCTTAATTGTGGTCGCGAGTGCTTTGGGTTTTGGAAATACGGAGTTAGCGCAGCTTGTTCGCATAAGTGCTTCCGCAAGTTGATTGAAGATGGAAAAATAAAGAAAATCCCCCCATATTCGCCATTTCCAGAATTGGGAATTATGCCAAATAGAAAGCATATTGAAAACCCATCCTGGCATTGGTAAATTAGTTGTGATGACAAGAAATCAATGGGCAACATGAAGCATACATACCAACCCGGCGATAAGTTTTATGAACACCATTGGCGAAAATTAAATATTGATGATGTTATTCGCGTGGAGAAAAAACGCGGGCGAATTAAATTAATGGCAAAGGTCATTGAGGTGTGTGGAATTGACAAATATAAATTAGAGGTTGTTGAACGATACAATGATTGACCCTGATCAGCGAGACTGCGCATTGGCAACGTATGAAAGGCTTATGGAAAAGACCGAACCTTATTGTTTCCACTCGCCTGAATTTATCGACATGGCAACCGGAGTAACTATCAAGGCTGGATGGTGGTCGTCTGAATTGGCGGTGAAGGATATGGAGGAACTGGAATGGAAGAACTAACTGGGTATTATGGTTTACAAATGCAAGTTGATCCGCCAATAACAAAAGCGTTCAAGAATGGGAAACTTGTTTGGTTTATAGTTCCAGATGAAAATGCCTTTTCTATAGATAAGGATAATTTTTGCCACTCATGGTTCTGGAAGAAGGATATACCGCTACATATTAAAACACTTGAGGCATATTACGGGATAAAGTTGCAATGGCTGAACTGAACCCTCTCACGAATAAGCAGAAGCGTTTTGTTTCAGAATATTTCGTTGATTTCAATGCAACGCAAGCCGCTATTCGCGCGGGGTATTCTAAAAGAACGGCCGGCGTTATTGGATGCGAAAACCTAAAAAAACCTAATATATCTGATGAAATAAAGAGATTTGTAAATAATAATTCAATGTCGCCAGATGAAGTAATATTGCGCCTTACCGATATGGCTCGTGGAGATTTGGCAGATTTGATGGATGTTACTACTTCTGGGTTCAGCATCGAACTAATGACAAAAGACGAAGCAGGAAATCTTGTTGTAAATCCAAAAACAAAGCTCATAAAAAAAATAAAACAAAAAGTAACAACATATATTGCCAAGAAGGGGGATCAAGAAGATAGAGAAGTTGTTGAAACAGAATTAGAGCTATACAGTGCGCAGGAAGCATTGTCTTTATTGGGCAGAATACACGCCTTGTTTAAGGATCGCATAGAGCATGATGGCGAAATAACCATGACGGTTAAATACGCAGATGAATTACACGATAATCCTACCGAGACCCCATGACAAACAACGAGAGTTTATCCAATCGTCTGCGAAGCGCAAGATCATTGTTGCTGGTCGGCGCGGTGGAAAGACTACGGGAGCATCAATGCTTGCTGCCATGAAAGCAATGGATGGTCGCAGAGTATTGGAGGCTGCGCCTGTGGCAGATCAGACTAATGCGTTCTGGGAAAGCGTAAAAGGATATTTTGCAGAACCAATTAGCAAAAAAATAGTAAAAAAGAATGAGACTGACCGCCTACTTGAATTTCCCAATGGCGGTCGCATCCGCTGTAAAACAGCCCATGATGCCGATACCTTGCGTGGTGATTTTGCCGACCTCTTGATTCTTGATGAATACTCATTTATGGAGCCTGACGCATGGGAGTTGGTGGGTATGCCCATGTTATTAGACAACAACGGCGATGCAGTGTTTATCTTCACACCCAACCGGCGCAACCATGCTTATCTTGCCTATCAAAAAGCAATCGCAGATGATACTGGGCTATGGGCTGCCTGGCACTTTACCAGCCATGACAACCCGCATTTGAGTAGAGCGGCATTAGCTGAATTATCAGCCGACATGACCGACGAGGCTTATCGGCAGGAAATACTTGCGGAATTTTTGGAGGGAGAGGGCGCAGTCTTTCGTAATATCTATGCTTGTATGCACGCGCCATTGGATGCAAGGCCAGAGGATCATTGGCATAAATTAGATTGTATTGACCCAGAAAATTGTGTGTGCAAAGGTCACGAAATTGTGGCTGGCGTTGACTGGGGCAAACAGGCCGATTTAACGGCTATTAGCGTTGGCTGTGTTACTTGTAAAAAAGAGGTTGCAAGAGATAGGTTCAACAAGATTGACTACCACTTCCAGCGCGAGAGACTAAAGGCATTGTGCGATAAGTGGCATGTGTCGCGGGCATTGGTTGAGTTAAATAGTATTGGAGAACCGAACTTCGAGGAATTACAAAGGTCTGGATTGCCGGTTATCGGATTCCAGACCACGGCGCAGAGCAAGCCACCCCTGATCGAGAATCTGGCATTGGCATTAGAAAAAGAAGAATGGCAATTCCAGGCAGACCCTGTTTGGACTGGGGAGCTTGAAGCTTATGAGCGTAAGGTCAGTGCTATTACTGGACGTAGTCAATATTCTGCCCCGGAAGGCATGCATGATGACGCGGTTATTGGACGGGCGTTGATGCTTAGGGCTGCCATGCAATATAATGTTGATATAGTCGATAACCCCTTTTATGATTGAGGTGATGTATGGGATTTCTTGATGGTCTAAATAATATGCTCCGCTTTATCCAGCGATTTCCAGATCCTGATGATCTGTTCGGTGTCAGGCAGAGATATGAGGATTATATCCAACGTCGGCGTGATTACCGCATGGGAGAGCAGGATAAACAACTTAAAGTCAAGATGGGGCAGGCGGATGATAATGTTCGTTGTAACCTGATTGGCAAGGCTATCAACCAAAGTGTTTATCTGCTTGTTGGCCAGGGCGTGGACTTTGACTTACCTGGTGATGACAATGCCAAAGAGGACGTGTGGTTGGATGCTTGTTGGAAAGCCAATAACAAGCAGGTGCTGCTTCACCGGTCTGTGCAAAATGCCTGTGAAGCGGGCAATGGGTACATCAAGATCGTGCCCGATGGCATGGTTGGCATGTTGGAAGGTAAAGAGAATGTATTCCCGCGCCTGGTGTGCCTTGACCCCAAGTGGTTATCAATGGAAACAAACCCCGAAGATTTTGAGCAGGTCATTCGCTATATCATCCGCTTCAACACCACCGCCCCGGATGGATCGGATAGGGCGCGTAAACAGGTCATTGAATTTGCTGATCCTGGTTGGTTAATATCTGATTACTACAACGACCACTCTACGTATGGCAAATGGGTATTGATGAGTGAGGAAAACTGGAATTATCCTTTTGCTCCTATTGTTGAGTGGCAGAACTTGCCTTCTCCCAACTCCGTTTATGGGGAGGCGGACATATCGGATGACATTATCGAGCTGCAGGATCGCTATAACTTCGTAGCCTCAAATATCAATAAGATCATTCGTTATCATGCCCACCCAAAAACATATGGAATCAACGTAGGCAAACCAGATAAAGAGAGTATGGGGCCAGATCAGATGACCCTATTCACTTCGGGTGCGGGTGGGGACAAGGCCATGATTGGGAATCTGGAAATGCAATCTGACCTGGAATCCTCAATCAACTTCTTTGACATTCTCGGTAAGTCTATTCTTGATAATACGTCAACCGTCGATGTCAACAATCTGAAAGATAAACTCGGGCAACTCACTAACTTTGCGGTGCGTGTACTATTCAATGACGCTATCTCAAAGATGAATGTCAAGCGCCAGTTATTGGAGATCGCACTGAAAGACCTGAATCACAGACTACTTGTACTTGCCAAACTACCGGACGACCCAGGTGAAGTAGTGTGGCCTGAATCTGTATTGCCGGTGAATGAAACGGAAGTGCTCAACGCACAGAAAACAGAACTTGAATTGGGTATTGTCAGTAAGCAGACAATCTCGATGGAGCGTGGGCGCGATTACGAAGAAGAACAAAAGCGCATTGGTGAAGAAAGCGCAAATGAAAGTAATGTGGGAGACCGGATATTGAGAACCTTTGAAAGAGGTCAGCAATGAAATGTAAATGTGGACTTGAAATGGAACTGTGGCAGACTACTAAAATGTCTGGCGTGGTGGTAAAGAGATACCGTTGTGTCTGCGGGCGCGAGGATTCAGAGATCGATGCCAAACGACCGGATGTAAAACCATCTGCCATTGACAAAGAAGAAAAAGAATAAGACATAGCTGGGAGGCACATGAATAACTTTTGGGTTGACCGGCCGGTTTTAGTAACCGGAGCGACTGGATTTGTCGGTTCCTATCTTGTGGATAGGTTATTGGACGAAGGCGCAAATGTAACCTGCATAATCAGGGACTACCGGCCGGATAGTTTGTTAATTAATGGCGATTGCTTTGATGAGTGCAATATCATCAAGGGGGATTTGTATGATCGCAACCTGATTGAGCGGGTATTAGCCGAATATGAGATTGATTCCATTTTCCACCTGGCCGCGCAGACGGTCGTAAGCATAGCCAACCGTTCTCCATATCCAACATTATCAAATAACATCTTGACCACTCTCAACGTCCTAGAAGCCGCACGTGTGAATGGATGTATCCGGCATGTTGCTTTGGCATCATCCGATAAGGCTTATGGGGAGCTGTCGGAACGCAGGATGTACATTGAGGATGATCCGGTTAACGGCCTGCATCCCTATGATTGCTCCAAGTCAACGTCCGACCTAATGGCGCAGACATATCTCAATACTTATCATCTTCCTGTCGGCATTACGCGCTGCGGGAACATCTATGGTGGCGGGGATATGAACTGGTCACGCTTGATACCGCGAACGATCAGAAGGATTGTCAGGGGAAAACTACCCGAAGTGTGGGGTGATGGAAGTGAGACCAGAGATTACTTTTACGTCAAGGATACGGTCAATGCCTATATGCTGATGAGCGAAAAAGAAGCACTTGGGCCGTACAATTTCAGCACCGGTGAAGAACTGACTGTCCGGGACGTGATTGATGCGATCTGCGACGAGATGGGTATAAAGACCAA